TGGGAGCCAGTAAATGCTAGATGATATTGACTACAGTGATCTCACTGCAACTTCTACCAGTGCTGCTCCAACATCGGAGCCTAAAAAGAAATCAAACATTGCTGAGCGTAGTGTTGTCAAAAAACAAGACAAGCCAGCACGAAAGGAAGTTGACGTAGAGTCGCTTTCTGAAAAAGCAAAAGAGATCCAATCAGATCTTGGCGCACCACAAATTCCTGATCCATTGGCTCAATATGGCTTGCCAGCTTTGGGAGCTTTGGGAGCATTGGGAACAGCTTATGGCGTTTATAAGTCGATGCAAAACAAAGCGCCGACTCCTAATGCGCCTATGACTCCAGCACCTGCTGCTGGTCCTGATTACAGCGCCTATAACTCTCCTGCATATTTGAGGAATGCTCCTGTTGCTCCTCCTGCTCCAGTTGAAGCTGCACCAGTGCCACAAGCACCTGCACCAGATCGCCTACAACAGGTTCAGCAACGTGCTGACGACCTTAGGGCTGCTGTACAAAGCAAAGCCCCTGTAGCCCCTCCTGAGCCTATTTCCACCCCAATCTCAGCAGCACCTGTAGATGCTCCTGCACCAACACCTACTCCTGGCCCTAACTCTCCTGTGACAACAATCGTCAACGATACTGTCAAAGAGATGATTCAGGAAACACCAGACCCTGTTACTGGTGCTGTTGCACAGGACGCACAAAAGCCTGTACCTCCTGTTTATCCAAAAGCAGGAACCAAATTCAAAACAGAGGCTGACATTCCACCGGGATTTGTTGCTCGTTACGATGTTGGCAATCTTGACCGTTCAATGGGCAACATTTTGGGAATAGAACATCGTGCCCATGCTCGTGACTTGTTTAATCAAGGAAAACCTTTTGGGCAATCCGCAAACTTAAATCAAGACGTTTCTGACCTGACAAAAAGATACTTTCAGCAGATTCAAAGCGAAATTCCTGAAACTATTCTTAGCAGAGAAGCAAGACAAGCTCAAAAGATACCTTCAGAGTTTGGCGTGTTTGCAAAAAATACACCTTTTGGAACGGGTGTAACAGTTGCTGGTAAAGCTGCGACGTTGTTTGCTTTGCCTCATATTGCCAATGCTGCCCAACAAGGCAATTATGGTAGTGCTGCTTTACAAGCTGCTGATATTGCAACTGATTATTTGCCTTTTGTTGGTCAAATTAAACAAGCTTTAAGCCCATCATCTGCTGGTCAAGGTTCCAGTGCTGTTCCTAGCGTAGATCAAGCTATCTTGCTTGGTAGCCCTTACGCTCAGACAGAGTTTGCCAAAAAGCGTAGACAGCAAGAAGAATATACTCGCAAGGTCGGTGCTGGTCGTGGCATTGCTCCTCCATCTGCTTACCTGAGATAAATCATGGAAAAAGAAGTATCCCATGCTGAAATCTATGAGCGTCTGATATTGGTCGAACAGAAGGTAGACCGTATCGACAAGAACACTGAGGGTGTTGTTGCTGCATTTCAAGCAGCATCGGGTGCTTTTATTGTCCTTGAGACACTTGGTAAGCTTGCTAAACCCATTCTATACATCAGTGGGTTGTGTGTTGCTGCTGCCGTTTACTGGCAGACAGTCAAAGATCATTTCAAATGAAAGATTTAGCTGTTGCATTCGTTGCAGCAGCAGTGCTGGTAGGTTTTGTTATCTACTGCATAAGCATTTTCATTTGGGCATTTGCATGAGAATTAAATTTGCCATTGCTATTGTTGTAGTGTGGTGGCTACTTCAGGTCGCCTTAGTTGTAATGAGGTGAAGTATGTTGGCAGAATTGGCAGCGGCAAATGCAGCGTTTGCAGTTATCAAAGAAGCTGTTTCTTATGCTGGTGATATATCTGCTGCTGGTCAAAAGCTCTATGAGTATTTTGACTCCAAAGCTGCCATCCAAAAGAAATATGCTGAAAAGTCAAAGAATGGTAAATCCAGTGACATGGAGGAATTCTTTGCTCTTGAGAATCTCAAGAAACAAGAAGAAGAATTAAAGAACTTGATGATCTACCAAGGTCGTGCTGGCATGTGGCAGGACTGGTTAAAGTTTCAGCAACAAGCCAAACACAAGCGTATAGCAGCAGAGAAGGCAGAGTTGCGTGCAGCTCAGAAACGCAAAGAAACAATCATTGAGGTTGTAGTGGTTTCAATCTCCGGCATCATTTTGATTGTTCTAATTGTGTTTGGCTTGTGGATTGGCGGTTTTATCAAAAAGGTGAATTGATATGTTTACTTCTTACAAGGGCCTAAACCCTGATGAAATTGAAGTCCGTGTATGGGCTTTTGTTGTCAAGGCAATCACCATCCTTGTTTTGGGTATTGCTTTCGGTGTTCTGTGGGCTATTGCCTTTGAAGAACAATCTGAAGTGCTGGCCCCAATTGATGCTGTGTTCTTAGAAATCCTGAAAGCTATTGCTTTTATGGGTGTTGGCACTTTGGGTGGTATCTCTGGTCGTAAAGCAGTCAGTGCTGTTGCCAAGAAAATGTCTGAAGATGAGGAGCAACAATAATGTTACCTGTCATTGCCTCAATCGTTTCTGGTCTGATACAGAACAACATGCACAAGGTTGCTGATGCCGTCATGGATAAAGGCGTTGATTACGTTGAGCAAAAGATGGGCATCAAATTAAAGCCAGAGGGGGAGGCTACTAAAGAAGACTACGCCAAGTGGAATGCTGAAGCTGCCAAGCATGAGGAGTTCATGGCTGAGATGGACCTGAAGAACATGGAGGGTGCTAGGAACATGCAACTAGCTGCCATGCAATCTGAAGATCCATTGGTGCGTAGATTCGTTTATTTCTTTATTTCCTTCTGGTCCATACTGTCTGCTGCCTACATTGGTTGCATCACCTTTGTGGACATCCCTGATGAGAATGTACGCTTTGCTGACACCATCCTAGGCTTTGTGCTGGGTACTATGGTCGCTGGTATGTTCCAGTTCCTCTTGGGTTCGTCTTTGGGTAGCAGAAACAAGGACAAGAAATGATCACCCTTGAGAAGCTGATTGCTGCTGGTGTCAAAGCTAACGTAGCTGAAGTATGGCTTCCTTTTGTTCGGCAAGCATGTGAGCGTTATCAGATCAACACCCGTCTACAGGAAGCAGCATTTATTGCTCAATGCGCTCATGAGTCTGGTGGGTTCACCATGCTTGAGGAGAACCTGAACTATTCAGCAGCAACTATGTCTGTTGTATGGCCCAGAAGGTTTGCTGAGATGGGTCCTGATAACAAGCCAAAAAAAGACAAGGGCAAGAACATTCCTAACAAGTTTGCTCTTGCCTTGCACCGCAAGCCTGAGCTGATCGCCAACGCTGTTTACTCAAATCGAATGGGCAACGGACCACTGGAGTCTGGTGAAGGGTGGCTGTACCGGGGAAGAGGTCTTAAGCAGCTAACTGGCAAAGATAATTTCACCCGCTGTGGTGCTGCTATTGGGCTTGATCTTGTAAACAATCCTGATTTGCTTCTTAAGCCTGAAGGAGCAGCACTGTCAGCAGCTTGGTTCTGGTCTGTTAACAAGTGCGGTGCTATTGCTGATTCAGGTGACTTTGTTGCACTGACAAAGAAGATCAATGGCGGGACAATCGGCCTTGAAGACCGGGAGAAACGCTATCGTGCTGTCCTTGCAGTGCAATAAGTTACTTATACTCCAACTCAAGCAGCAGTTCTAGGTAATGAATTGCTTTCTGGATATCGGCAGCACCATGCTTTTCTTTGTGACGGGTAACGTACTTGACCACGTTACCCTCACAAAAGCCTAAGTTGTTTGCGTGAATGTACTCAATAGGCTGGATGCCTTTGGCACGGTAATGATCGCCACCAACTTGTTGTTGCAAGGCAGACATCACGACTCCTTTTGGAAGATCCCATTGGGCAACAAGGTTCCTTTGCGATCCTTGATCTGCTCATAGGCATGCTCAAAACACTCTACAAGGTCCAAATCAGCAGTGGCACAACCCATGACAAGGGTAACGAGAATATCGCCGTATGCGTCCTTCATTGCTGCCCTATCTTTGGATGAGATAGCGTCTAGCAACTCACCAACTTCCTCAAGGGTTTTGATGGCTTGGGCCATTGGAGTGCTGTTCTGAACAATCTGACGAGCTTCACCCCATCTGATGACGTTCATTTCAATCATTGAATAGCTCATGATCAGTCCTTTGCCAACAGCCAAACACGCAGACCACTTTCTTCCTTACGGGTAGAAATGACCTTGCCTGGGTGACGTTTCTTTGCATTGTTGATCTGGGCACGGATATGGCTAATCTTCTTACTGTCAGTGCAAGGGATCAAGAAAGAATCACCAACTTCCATCTGGTCAAATGGGTAAGCTTTTTGTGATGCCAGGGGAATGTTTTTTTCAATTGTGAACATGGTTTTCCTTAGAAGGGAGGCCTACTCGCTGCGTCTGTCGGGTGATTCGCTCAAGATACAAACGGCGCTAACCTATTTGCATATGTAAGAGCCACCTAGTTGCCACCGCTTAGGGACAGCATCCGCTTTCGGCCTCAAAATCAGAAGCAGTTGGTCGAACAGTTAGAGCCGTAACAGCACGTAGTGCAAGTGACAAATCGACCGTTCACGGTGTAACTATGAGTGGTGCAAGA